CCGAGGGTTTGTCTCCTTTACCTCGGGCCGGGCAACTAACAGGAGAGATCGATGGATTTCGGTGGCGCACTTAAGGTCCTTCATGCGGGCGAATGTGTCTCGCGCGCCGGCTGGAACGGCAAGGGGATGTTCGTCTTCCTTGTTCCCGGCTCCACCTTCATCGTCAATCGCGCGCCGCTGCTGGGCATCTTCCCGGCCGGAACGCAGATCTCCTACAACCATCATCTCGACATTAAGAACGTCGACGGCAGCATTTCCGTATGGGCGCCTTCGATTGGCGATACGCTCGCCGGCGACTGGGAGATCTACGTGAGCCACGCCGCGGTCGTCGCGCCTGCTGCGACGGGTGCGACGGGTGCGACGGGTGCGACGGGTGCGACCCTGGCTGGCGGCGGGGGTGGCGGCGCGACGGGCTCGACCGGTCCTGCTTATGCAACGAGCAACGCCGGCGCGACGGGAGCGATCGCTGCGGCTACCCCTGCCGCTCACTTCAAGGTCGCCGAGCACACTCCCACCGCGGCAGAAGCAGCCGCAGCCGCGACCTCGAGCGCGCCGGCGCATCACTCCAACGTCACGATGGCTTGGGTACTTCGCGCCAAGCCCGCCGTACCGGTCTTCGTGCCGGCCTGGTGGAACGGGACCGCCTTCGGGGCCGACGTCAACATCGCGCTGCGCTACCCGAACGCTGCTGCCGCCGTGGTCGTCGCCCAGACGCTCGGCACGCCCTGCGAGGCCGTTCACCACGCCTTTCCCGCCTGAGAGATCCGCGCCCTCCTAGCTGAGAGATCCAATGACCACGCTCGCAATTCGTGACGGCATCATCGCCGCCGACTCCAGAGCGACGGTCAGTTCGGTGATCGTGCCGGAGGCGATTCGAAAGCTCATCGTTAGCCAGCGCCACGGCGTCGTCTACGGTGTTTGCGGCGCGCTCGCCGATGCACTCGACGTGGTTCGCGGGATGGAGTCCTTGTCGGCGCTACCCTGGATCTCAGGCGAGGTCTTCAGATTCTCTGGATGCGACGACATTCTGATTCTTGTCGCCCAGTGGGATGGCAGAATTTTCTCGATCGAAAATGGCGCATGGCGGCAAGTGACCGCCGAATTCATCGCCGGCGGCTCGGGCATGGAAGCGGCATACGCCGCGATGCATATGGGCGCATCGGCAACAAAAGCGATCGAGATCGCCTCACTCTGCGACTCAGCCACCGGCGGTGACATCGCTCATTTCGACATCCGAAATCTCGAGGCGCCGTCCAAAGCCAAGAAGTCCAAAGCCAAGAAGCGCCGGTGATCTATGTCGCTCGTTGAAGCCCCAACATTCGCAATCCGTCATGCCGACTGTCGCCAGTCGCTCACGCGCCTCGCGATCATCGATATACACGAGGAATGCTTCGGCGACGAGATCGACTGCCCGTCGCTCAAGGAGGGCTACTGGTGGGTCGTGTGGGACGATGACACCCCGGTTGGTTTCTGCTGCCTGCGCCGCGCCGCCGCGACGCCTGGCGCTGGCTATCTAGCGCGCTCGGGCGTCATGCCACGGGCTCGCGGCTATGGCCTCCAGAAGCGTCTGATCGCCGTGCGTGAGGAGAAGGCCCGCGCGCTTGGCCTCATTCGCATGGTCTCCGATACGACCGAGAACGTTCATTCCTCGAACAATCTGATGGCATGCGGCTATCGTCTGTTCGACCCGATGACGCGCTGGGCGTTCGAGCACTCCCTCTACTGGCAGAAGCGTCTAGTCGCCGACCATTGAGTCGGCTTTGGCCTTCTCCATCGTCCCGCCGTTTGCATCCAGAAACGCCTGGAAGCAGGCCAGCATCAGATCCTTCTTGCTCAGACCGCGGAAGGCCGCCTCGATCGCGTAGCGGCGCTTGAACCAGGGCTCGACCTTGAAGCCGAGATCGACGAAATTGCGATAGCCGCCGTCGGTTGGCGTCGCCAGATGATCGGGCGCCGGCTGTTCAGCGACCCGTTCGCGCGCCTCGAGCAAGCTGCGCCGGCGCGGTGGCGGGCGAATGCCCCTCTTCTCTGGTTCGGCCGGGTGTTCAGTGCTGACCTCGTCGTTCATTTTGAATCTCCATCGGTCAAGAGCCCAAGCGTCTCGGATATTTCGGCGGCGAGCGCGGCCGCGCGCGCGTTCAGCGACGAGAAGTTCGTCTCCGTAGCGCCCATCCCGAAGTTCTGCGCCTGCTGATAGCTAAGCCGGCCGGGCAGAATCTCTCCAAAGGTCTGAAAGCCAGCCGAAGCGATCAGTTCCTTGGCTTCCTCGATGCTTAGGGAACTGTCGTAGGGATTGTTGATCAGGAAGCGAATCTTATCCCGCCGCACGCCCTTGGCGCGCAGCTCCGCGGCGAAGGCGATCTGGGGCTCGAGATCGTCGAGGCTGACGCCGAGCGGGCAGATAACCAAGTTTGCGGCCTTGGCGATCTCCAGCGAGCCGGTGTCACTATCCGGGCGCCCGTCGAACACCATCAGGTCGTAGAGCGCTTCCTGCGCCAGCGCGCTCTTGACGCTGGCGAACGCCTCCGCGGCGACGGTCGGCTTGACGCCGGCCTTCATCCGCGTGGCGGCCCAATTCGATGAGGTTTTCTGCTTGAGATTGAAGTCGGCGATCTTCACCGACCATTTGGATGCGGCAAATGACACCGCAATCAGTCGAGCGATCGTCGACTTGCCGACGCCTCCCTTCTGGGAGAGGCAGGCGATGCTGAGCATGATCGGTCCCCGAGCCCACTTCGCGAAGTCCCGAATATCGGGCGTCGGAGATTCGCTACCAGATTCGGGAAGAGGCGCCTAGTGCAGGCAGGCGGCGATCTGATTCATGCTGTCGATCAGCAGCCAGGCGAGGCCGCAGAGAGCGAAGAAGCCGACCAGCACCAGAAAGTTGCCGACCGGCTCAGGCTTGAAGCGCTCTTTCACGCGACCAGCCGAATGTTTGAGCTGAGAGCGTTCGGGTCTTGCAGCATTTCGAGGATGAGGGCGACAGACTGCGCCAGATCCTCGAGCGTCCCGTCGTTGATGACCCAGCAGTCGATCACGGACCGGTCGAACTGATCGAACTCGTGCGGGGAGGGCGGAGTGCCAGGACGTTCGACGCCAAACGCGACGCCGCCCATGTTCTTGTAGAACTTGCCCTGATCGCGCCGAACGCTGCCGAAGCTGTAGGAGAGAGCGGGGTCGAGGTTGCGCGTCGCCATGAACGGCATGATGTGAGCGCCGAAGGTCGCCTCGAGCACGTTACCCAGCTCGCCGAGCGCTTTGCGGTTCACCCAGCTCTTGCCGAGAATGTCGGTCGAGCGTTTCTTGCCTTCCTGAGTGTAGACGTCGTCATGCGACATGCCGAAGCGCTGAATCGCGAACTTGCGCAGCGGATCGCCATCATCGATGGGCTGAACGCCGTAGACATCCTTCAGAATTCGTTGAACTTCGCTCTTCCCGGAGCCAGGGAAGCCACTAATCGAGATGATATGCGGTAATTTCATGTTCTCTCAGTCAATGTTGACTTACTTCGGTGGGCAAATTAAGAGTTCTGCTTGGTTCTTTCGTCGAGTTCGGCACGTTGACGACGCTGGTTGGCGTCAAGAAGGCGTGTAAGACGCTCAACCTCCTTCTCAAGACGAACTTTCTCTCTCAAAAGGAAGTCGAATGACATCGTGGATACCCCGCGACTGTCAAAGAAGTGTACGGCATCGACATGACGTGTGTTCATACAGACGTATATAGCGCAAATCGATCCCTAAGCAGTGACTTTGTCGAACAGACGCCAAAAATGATCGCCGCCCTTGGGGATAATTCGTTCTCCAAAGCCAGGAGTTGCTTCGATGATCGCTCTGCGGGTCTGAGAATGCCCTTTGAGGTGCTCATTGAGCTCAACGGAGTAGTCCGTAACGAAACAGACGTTCGGCCCCTTCTTCTTCCGACGCATGGCGCGGCCTATACGCTGCCGGAGCGCCACCTCGGCCTTCCCGCCGCCGGCGAGCTGCACCAGACCGATCGCCGGCATGTCGACGCCAACATCCAAGATCGTAGTGCCGATTAGAACGTCAATTTCGCCTTTGGCGAGACGCCGGAGCGCCTGTTTGCGCTCGACCTGATCATTGTCGCCACGAATGAACTCGACCCGCAGCCCGGCGTCGCGCATCGCCATGCTGAGAACATCGCCATGATCGGTTCGCTGCACCAGCGTCATTACCGGCAGCTTCCGTTCAGCCGCCATCTTCGCTTCGGCAACAATGTCGAGGTGCATGAAGCGATTTTCCATGTAGCCAAGCTGATAGGCGCGCTGCCAGGGCGAGGTGCGATGCAGCTTGGGATGAGCCTTGCTGACGTGAAACTTGAAGCTCGGGGTCGACAGAACGCCACGATCGATCAGCAGCTTCTCGGAGACCTGGATCAGCACCGGGCCGAACGCCGCCATCAGCCGCATATTGTCTTCGGCGTCGTCGCGCATGAAGGGCGTTGCGGTCAGAGCGACCCGAATCGAGGCATTCTTGCAGTGGCGAAGGATCTTGTAATAGGAGTCGCCGCCGGCCTCATGCGCCTCTTCGCCGATCACCACCTCGACCATTTCGAGCAGCTTGACGTGGCGGGCAAGCGTTTTGGTCTTCTCATCGAACTTGGCGGTAGCCAGTTTGACCAGCGCCGCGCGGTTCGGCGTCGCCGGCGGCGGCAACCCCTTCTTTTCGGCCTTGGCGCTGGCTGAAGCGTGAGATTTAACCAGAGCGCGAATCTCGGCGTTGAGATCGGGTTCCTCGAGCCTGGCGATGAAGGTCTGCACCATGCCGCAGTTGACGCCGCGCACAGGGCTCCAGACCCCGTCGCCGATGATCCCGACGTTCATCCCGGCCGACTTGAAGCCATCGGCCATCTGGTAGAGCAGAATGCCGCGGGTGGTCAGGAACATCGTCATCCGGCGATAGCGCGCGGCGACAAGCTTGGCGATCTTCGACTTGCCGCCGCCGGTGGCGACTTGAACGATGCCGCGACCATGCTTTTCGACCTGCGCCAGCGCCTTCATCTGGAAATCGTAGTCAGGATTGTCGTTGCCGAACTCGTCGACGATTGGCGACGCAGGCCCCAGCGGCTCGACATGCGGCCGCATGATGATCTGGACAGCATAGCCGCGGCGTCTCAGTTCGGCGTGGACAAGATAGACGAAGCCAGCCGGGAAGGTGTCATTTCGGCGCGAGTAGAAGCTCGATCGGCCACTCCAGTTCGTCGTTCCCATGAATTCGGCGCCCTCGACCCGATAGGAGAGCAGTTCGGCCACCAGGTCGATAACCTTCTTTGGGGCGTCGATCAGCCTAGCGATAACGCAATTGGCGGCGAGTTTGATGCTTTTCGTTTTTTCGAAAGCCACTTGCTATTTCGCTCTGTTGTGGTAAATCAGTCTTGACTGTTTATCTAACACAGGATTGCTTGTGTCCAAAGCCCAATCTGCGGATCCAGCCGCGCTACTGCCAAATCCCTGGAATACGAATCGAATGTCACCTGCGGTTGAGCAGAAGCTCGACGCTTCAATCCGCCGGTTCGGGTGCTTCAAGCCCGTCGTCGTTCGGGAGATCGAGATCGAGGATGGCGGCACGTTCGCGATCGGTCTCGAGATTATCGGCGGGGAACATCGGGCTCAGTCGGCCGTCCGCGTCGGACTCGACAGCATCCCGATCTTCAACCTGGGGCCGATCAGCGACAAGGAAGCGAAAGAGATTTCCCTCGCGGACAACGCTCGGTACGGCGCCGATGACACGCTGGCACTGGCCGTGCTGCTCAAAGAGCTGGGCAACGAAAACGAGATCCAATCCTTCCTCCCGTATGACAATGATGATCTGACATCGATCTTCAGTTCTCAAGCTATAGACCTGGATGAGCTGGGCATTGATGGGAAGTTCGACGGCAAGGAAGAGCAGGAGCGAGAACCTGAACTGCCGATCGCGAAAGTCCCCAAGACCCACGCCATCATGCGCTTCAAGGTGCCGCTGGCCGATTCCGAGCGCATCACCGAGCTGATCGCGCGTATCGAGACGGCCCACGGCTACACCGCCTCCGACCAGCTAACCAACGCCGGCGACGCACTCGTCCACCTGCTTCTTACGAGCACGACGTCGGAACTCGACGATGAGTAAGCCCCGCCGCCAGGCCCGTCGAAAGATCACTGCCGCCACCGAGCCGCGCTTCGACGATTGCCCGGAGTGCAAGTTCTTCAAGCCCGGAAACACCAATAAAGCCTGCGGTGACTGCGGCGTTGGCGAGAACTTCGAGGGCACCGTCGAGGAACTCGACCCCTACGCCGACAGCTTCCTTTCCAAATCGCGAGACTGACATGACGTCCAAGATTCCCGACAACGGCACAATCGAACTCTGGGACGTCGCCAAGCTCGTTCCGTACGAAAATAACGCCAAGAAGCACTCCGATGAGCAGATCGACGGGCTGATCAAGCTGATCCAGCAGTTTGGCTGGACGCAGCCGATCGTCATTCAGAAGACGACCGGTTCAATCATCGCCGGCCATGGCCGACGCCTGGCGGCGATCAAGATGGGCCTGAAGAAGGTCCCGGCGCTGGTGCTCGACATCTCCGATGCCGAGACGCGCGCCCTGCGCCTGGCCGACAACCGGGCTGCCTCGACCGACTACGACACCCAGATGATTCAGACCGAAATCTACGACCTCAAGGATCTCGGCTACGACCTGCTTTCGCTCAATTTCAATGAGCAAGAGCTGGCATTCCTTCAGGACAAGATCGGCGAGCTCGACGAAAGCGCCTTCATTGACGATATTTCGAGCGCCGTCGAACATCAGAAGACGACCAACGCCGATAAGCAGGCCCTGGTCGACGAGCAGGACGCACCGCTCGCCAAGGCGTTCGGCTTCAAGCGATTCACGATCGCGCAGAGCCGGCGCGTCAAGGCGTTCATGACCCAGATCGAAGTCGACACCGGCAAGACCGGTGCGCTCGCACTGATGGCCTATTTCGACGAGATCAAGATTTCCGCGAAGTAACTGATAAATCAGGATTGATTGATGTCCAATGATAACGTGATCAACTTCAAAGCTGGCCAGAAGATCATGCCGATCCCCTATGTCGACCCGCAGATCGAGCCAAGCGCTGTGAAGGAGGCCGATTCCGTTCTCATCGACGCGCTGAAGAACGCGCTCGAGATGGCGGAGGCCGGCGAACTGACCGGTATCGCCATGATTTCGTGGAACCAGAAATCTGGCGGATTCATGCGCTGGACGGGGCTGCCGGCGAGAGAGCCTGACCCGGTTCACACCGCGATAAAGTTCCTCGGCGGCCTCTTTCTGATCGAAGATGACCTGAAGTTCTGGGCTCGGGCATCCTATCCGACGATCGCGGAAGTCATCAACGACATCGAAAACGAGCCGGTTTGATGAAATACGTCGTCGACAAGCGATTCACCACCTCCGTCGAGCGCACCCCGCGCGTGCTGGAGATCGCCGAAGGCTTCGGGCTCGGACTCTCCGAGAAGGAGTTCATCGTTTACGATCACTTCGAGATCGAGGTGAACGCTGGCGACGTCGTCTACATCACCGGTCAGTCCGGCTCCGGGAAGTCACTCCTGCTGAAGGATCTGGCCGCTCAGATGCGCGCCGGCGGGCTAACCGTCGCCGACCTCGACAAGATCGAGCTGGGGAATCAACCGGTCATCGACCTGCTCGGCGAGACGACGACGATCGCCGCCGACTTCCTCGCCAAGGCCGGGATCTCGGACGCCTATCTCTATCTGCGCAAGCCTTCGGAGCTCTCCGATGGTCAACGCTATCGGCTGAAGCTCGCCTCACTGATGTCTAAAGGGCACGACGTCTGGGTCGCTGACGAGTTCGGCGCCGTGCTCGATCGCGTGACAGCCCGAATCATCGCCTTCAATATCCAGAAGGTCGCCCGAGCCCTCAAGAAGACCCTGATCGTCGCTACCACGCACACCGATCTCGAGATGGAGCTCGCGCCGACTCTAATGGTGACGAAGCACTTTCGCGAGAAGATCCGGCTCAAGAAGGCCGAATCGAAGGAGTGCTCGGGGCAGGGCGGTCGACACATCTATTCGCGATCCATGAACCAGACCTATCCACGGCTGTGCGTTCACTGCGGTCAAGTAGAGGAGATACGCGCGCTGTGATCACCCTAATCAAGCGACGCCGCTGGTCCCTGAAGATCAACGGAAGCCTCTCTCACTGGGAGCGTGAGGGGACGCATCATGGCGCGAAGTCGATGCCGCGCATCATGGCGATGACCTTGTGTCGTCTCAATCCGTACCTGGAACCGCACCCCGAATGGAGTGGGCGCCGGCTGTGGCTCTATTTCCGCGGCGGCTATGCCCTCTACGTGGAGTTCTTCATCGATCGGCGCACGCTGCCGTGACATTCACAGAGAAGCTCACTGACGAGTATCTCGAGTCTGGGGCTTGCGATGCACGTCTCGAACGACGGATGCACCCCAGCGCTCGTTTCTCGCTGTTAGACGACATGATCGTCAGCAGGGGCGACAAGAGCGACTGGGAATTGCTGCATCACCTGCACTACAAGGCCGAGGGCATCCCGATGGGAGCCCGATATTGGAAGACCACGCTACATGGCGAGACCATCGGCGTCATCGTCACCGGGCTGCCCAAGGGTCTCCTGAAGGAGCGCCACATCGCCTTCCCAAAGCTCAAGCCCAAAGGCGGCGACACCAAGATCGTCAACACGCAGCGCTACGTCTTCATCAACGACAACTTTCGCGTCATCGGTCGCTTCGTGTTCGACACGATGTACCGCGGCATTGGCTGCGGCTACCGGATGATGAATCTGGTCGCACGCATGGAGGGCAACACCTTCATGGAGATTCAGTCGTCTATGTCGAAATTCAACCATTTTGGTCAGAAGGCCGGCTTTCGCTTCGTGACACCGCTGAATTCCAACAAATTCGACGTCGGGATTCGCTTCTTCCGCGAGAATTTCGTCGCCAGCCCGCAAGATTACGAGGCGATCGTCGACGAGCTCAGCTCCAAGACCGGTCTGGAGCGCGAAAAGCTCATCGCCGAGTGCCGGACCTTCTATTATCGCCACTCCCACATGGAGAAGACGGGCGTCAACAAGGGTAAGGGCACATCCCGCGTCGACGGCATGACGGATCACGCCCTGATCAAGAACATCCAGCAGATGGTGCTCGCCAGCCCGATGTACGGCGTCTTCAAGAACCCGGACCGGGGTAGGGCGCTTCCCGCAGAGCTCGCACTGAACACTTTCGATCGCCAACCCCCAACTGAGCCCCTGGTACTTTCATGAGCAGTCTCGACAACTTCGACCCGACGGACAAGCAGGCCGAGATCCTTCGCACCGTCTTCAATTTTCTCGGTAAGGGGCAGATTCCGTCGCTCGACGAGCTGAAAGCGGCGCTATCCTATGGTCCGAAGGTATCCAAGGCCGCAATTAGCTGCTCCCTACGCTATTTGCGTGATCACGGCGCCGTGGAACTGGTCTACGGTAAGAATCATGGACCAGAGAAGCCGGGAATGAAGTGCTTCATCAAACCAACCCCGGCCGCCTATAGGCGTTTCAAGCCCATTCCGGACGCGGAATTCTAACAATCCGCGTCCAGCCTCTCAATAAGTACTAACTACTAATCACTAACAGTTATTAGTAAGTATTGAGAGGACGGACATGGACATCCTCCGGGATGTGTTATCATCAGTCAGTTTTGATTGGACTTGTTATGAGTGAAGAGGAAGGGCTTGCGGAGAGCGTATCAGCTTCCGATGACGCGGAGCTCGAAAAAGAGATCGCTGCGGCTCCGGAAGAGGAGAAGCGCGTCTTTGTCGCCGGGATGGGCAAAACCACCCCTGCGGACCGTCAGTGGATCCGTGACCAGGTCGCAGAGGGTCTGACCAAGCCTAGCGCCTGCGCTCTAAAGTTCGGCATCTCCGTTCAATACGTCTCGAAACTCCTGCGCCAGGCGAAGATCACCTTCGCTTGCCGAAAGCTCGCGCGCGAGGCCGAAGTTGCCGCGGCCGCGGCCTCCAAAGAAGCTGAGATCAAGGAGACTTTCGCCGATCGCCGGCTCAAATACATCGAGGAGCACAAGCTTTCGGCTTACGCTCAGCTCCGTAGCGCCATGATAATTGAAGGTGTTCGACAGAAGCACTGGCGCGAAGACCTCGCCAGCGGCGGCGTCGGGCCGACGGTAAAAGAGGCGAATGGCGCCGCGCGCACCATCGTCGTGATCGATGAAGCGATGCGTCGCCTGCTCGGCATCGACGACCAGATCGATGAGAAGGAGCTGCCGCAGATCGACATTCGCTACATGGGCGACGACGAGATCATTGCGGCGCGCAAGAGCCAGCAGAACGACGATGAGGAACTTCCTTCCCTCGACGACGATGTGATCGAGGAAGAGAGCTAATGGCTCTGTCGGCTGCAATGAAGGCTGAAAAGGTCGCTTGGCGCGCGTTTCGCGGGGCGTTGCGCGCTGACGCCAAGCGTCTATTCGTGCATTCCGGCCAGGCTACGGTTCTAAATGATCGTCGGCGCTTCCGCGTCATTGTCGCCGGCCGCCGATGGGGAAAGACCGCCTGTGCCCGCAATGCGATTCTGATCGCTGCCCGCAAGCCCAAGAAACTCATCTGGTACGTCGCGCCGACCTATCGAATGGCGCGCGGCATTATGTGGCGCGAGCTGATCGATACGATCCCGCGCGGGCTGATCGTCAAGATCAACGAAACCCTGATGACGATCTTCCTCGCCAATGGGACGATCATCGAGTGCAAGGGCGCCGACAAGCCGGATACGCTCCGCGGCACCGCTCTCGACCTGGTCGTGATCGACGAGGCGCAGGACGTGCGGCCCGACACCTGGTATTTGGTGCTGCGCGCGACGCTGGCCTCGACCGGCGGCGACGCGATCATCATCGGCACCCCGAAGAGCTTCAACTGGCTCTACGACGTCTACATGCTCGGCCAGCGCGGCGACAACTATTTCGATCGCAAGGAGAAGATCTGGCGGGTCAATCCCTGGAGAAGCTGGCAGTTCCCGACGATCACCTCGCCGTTCATCCCGCCCGAAGAAATCGAAGCGGCCCGCGGCGATATGGATGAAAAGTCGTTCCGTCAGGAGTTCGAGGCGTGTCATCTGCTTGAGACGCAAGTTCGCATGTGGAATGGTGAAGTTAAGGCTATTCGGGATATTCGTTTTGGTGACGAACTAATCCATATTACACCCGACGGCGAAAGAATTCCAACAAGCGTATTGCGTATCGGTGAAACGGGGCGCAAAATAATTTGTGACGTTATACTGGAGACTGGCGAGATCATCTCAGCCAGCGCACATCATAAATTCAAGGTTCACCGTGCTGACGCCTCATAAGATCGCGCTTGATGAGATTGAGCGTATCGAGATTTCGCCTACACTCTACGCGCCGCGCACCGGCGACGAGAAGCTTGCTGCGCTTGTTGGTTATATGACCGGCGACGGCACGATCGTGCTTTCTCATTCTAAATACACAAAGCGAGATGGCTCAATTTCGCTCTACCCTAGAATGCAGGGTGCATTCTACAGCAATGAGCGAGATGATCTAAAGGCGATTTTGAGCGATCTTCAATCGCTTGGTCTTTGTGACGGCGTCACGGTTTGTTCAAAGAAGACATCTGCGGCGCATTTGAAAGACGGCTATCAGATTCAGCTCGGCGAGAGCGACTGTCGCTATCTCGCCGACTTTGGCGTGCCGATCGGCGCTAAGGTTCGACAGAGTTTTCTAGTGCCGGACTGGATCATCAATGGCGACGTTGCGGTGAAGCGTGCCTATCTTGCCGCTTTATTCGGCGCGGAAGGGACAGCGCCGGCGCACGACATTAGCGGTAAGTCTCGAATGCCGCGACTACCAGCTCTTAACATGTGCAAGGCGGCCGGCTTCGATGGTCAGGCGTTTTTCGACCAACTTCAGACGATGGCGCTCGATCTTGGGGTGACGATGTCGGTCTCGGCGACTGGCGACGACTACAAGACGTATTGGTTGCGGGTGAACGACGGCACAGCCGGCATCGTCGTCTTCTTCGATAAGATTGGCTTCGCCTATTGCGATGCGAAGGAGCTTCTCGGCTGGCAATGGTCGAAATATCTAAAGGCATATCGGGTTAAGGCCGAGTTTCGACGTGAGACGGCGCTCGACATGCGTGCCGATGGCTACCCCTATGAAAAGATCGGCGCCGCGATTGGGCTGACGCGCGGCGCGGCGCATCGCCTATTGAGGGATATCGACGCTGGTCGAAGTTCAACCGCGGGTCATTCTTTTCCGCACTTTTCAGAATGGCTGAAAGAGCGTTGGCTGCCAGAACTCGGTCTTCTCAGCCTCGAGGTCGTTAATCGATCTTTTAGAGCAGAGCCTGTTTCGGTCATGAACATGCTCGTGGATAGTCATGACCACAGTTACGTTTTGGCGAGCGGCGCCAACAACTTCAACTCCTTCGAGACAATGTCCGGTCGCGTCTATCACGCCTTCGACCGCAAGCTCCACGTCGGCAACTATCTATTCAACCCGAAGCTACCGATCTGGATAGGGCAGGACTTCAACATCGACCCGATGACCTCGATCATCATGCAGCCTCAACTCAACGGCGAGGTTTGGATCGTCGATGAGGTCGTGCTATTCGGTTCGAACACCCAGGAAGCCTCAGATAAGCTGGGCGAGAAGTTCTTCCGTCACCTCAAGCAGACCACGATCTATCCTGACCCGGCGGGCCAGCAGCGCGGTCATGCTCGCGGCGAATCGGATCTCGACATCATGCGCGATGCCGGCTTCATTCGGCTGAAATACCGCCGCAAGTCTCCCAAGGTCTCCGATCGTATCAACGCCACCAACCGTATGTTCAAGACGGCCGACGGCACGATCCGGATGCGGGTTGACCAGGGCTGCAAGCACACAATCACGGCTTTCGAGCAGGTCATCTACAAGCCCGGCACCCGTGAGGTCGACAAGACGATGAACATCGAACACGCCGCGGACGCGGTCGGCTATTGCATCGATCTCGAGTATCCCGTTCGCAAGATCGAGATCGCGGGCGTTTCCCGTTGATCTTGATTTACAGTCAAAACTGATTTATCTTGGCGACGAATCTGAGAGAGTCTCATGCTTACGATTGATGTAGCCGACCAGAAGACGCTGCAAGACTTTCTAGCGCGTCGCCACCCGGACTACGATCGCCTGCACTCTCACTGGACTTTCTGCGAGGAGACTTACGAGGGCGGTCGCGTCTGGTTTCGCGGCAACATCTTTCGCTATGTGAAAGAGGGCGATCAGGAATACGACGAGCGCGTCGAGCGCGCCTATCGTTTCAACCACACCCGCGAAGTGGTTGATCTCATTCAGAAATACATCTTCAAGAGCCCTGTCGCTCGCAATTGGGGCGACGCGCCCGACTACGTTTTGAAGTTCTGGCGCAAGGCGACGCTCGATGGGCTCAATATCGAGCAATTCATGCGCCTGGCTTCGACCAAGGCGTCAACGCTTGGACTGGTCTGGCTATTCGTCGATTCCAGCAAGAGCGAGGCCGTTCTGACCAAGGCCGACGAGCAGGCGAGCGGCTCCGGCTGTTACATTTACGTCGTCAAACCGCAAGATGTGCTCGATGCTGGCTTCTCCGAAGCTGGCACGCTGCAATGGATGCTGGTGCGCGAACGAGTTCGAGACGACGCCGACCCGATCAGATCGACCGGCATCGTTCGCTTCCGCTATCGTTTGTGGACGGAAGACTCCTGGTATCTGTTCGAGATTACCGACAACGCCGACATGAAGCCGGATGGCACGACGGCGCCATCGACCTCCTTCAACATGATTCAGCCGGCTCAGGGCGCCATTCAGCAACTCACGCTGCCCGGCGTCCTTCCCTATGTTCTTCAGGCCGACAAGAGCAACAGGGTCGTTGTCAAATTGGTCGATCAGGGGCTCGTGACGATTGGCCGCGTCCCATGCATTCCGCTCCGCAACGTCGTGGGTGACAGCAAATACTCGGCGCCCGCACTGATCGCCGACATCGCCTACCTAGACCGCGCGACCGCCAACTATCTCTCCAATCTCGACGCGATCATTCAAGATCAAACCTTCTCGCAGCTTGCGATGCCGGCTCAGAACGTGCTGCCTGGCGACGACAAGTACGAGCAGATTCGTGAGATGGGGACCAAGCGGGTCTTTCTTTACGACGGCGAGAACGGCGCGGCGCCCTTCTATCTCAGCCCGGACGTCAAGCAGGCCGAGGTCATCGTTACGGTGGTGAACAAGATCATCAACGAGATCTATCACTCGGTTGGCATGGGCGGCGAGCGCACCAAGCAGGACAACGCCGTCGGTATCGACAATTCCTCCGGCGTCGCCAAGGCTTACGACTTTGAGCGGCTGAACAGTCTGCTGACGACAAAATCCGAGGCGCTACAGAACGCCGAGAACGCGATCGTCGAGCTTCTAGCGGCCTGGAATGGCGAGAAGCCTGGCGACTATCTCGACCCGGATCAGGAAGAAGGTCAGAACGGCTTGGTCAAATACGCCGACACGTTCGACGTTCGCTCGCTCTACGACGAATTCACGGTCGCCGAGAATCTTAAGCTGATCGATGCCCCACCGTCGGTTCGTCAGGAGCAGATGAAGCAGATCATCGACAAGCTCTTCCCGTCTCTCAAGGCGGATCTGAAGAAGCGGATGCTCGCCGATCTCGACGCCTGGCCGATCACGGAAGCCGACAAGATTCAGATCAACGGCGTCCTCTCCGGCAATCCGACCGCGACGTTCCCGGCCAAGCTGACCGACTCAGAGACGCCGGCGATTCAGCCTCAAACTCAAGTTGAACCCCCGGCCGGTGGCAAGCCGCCCGCCAAGAAGAATTCGCAGACGAGTAAGCGCCAAGGACAGGTGACGAGTCGGACTGCATAACGAACAGCGACATTCGTCGCTGAAGGGCCAAGTGATCGGCTCGAAATCAGGTCAAGTGACCGACCGAAGGAAAAGACTATGTTTCGTTTGATTAACTACACCAACTCCTATCACTCGCTCTACAGCATGGTTTGTCTGGAGCCCGAAGATGGGACGGGTGGTGGCGCTGACACTGCGGCTGCCGCCAAGGCTGCCGCCGATAAGGCCGCTGCCGACAAAGCTATCGCCGACAAGGCCGAAGCTGACAAGGCCGCTGCCGCCAAACTCGAGGCCGACAAGCACGCCAATAGCGGGCTCAGCGACAAGGAAGCCGCGCTTCTCAAGGAGAGCATGAGTCGCAAGGCCAAGATCGAGGATCTGACCGCCAAGCTCAAGGAATTCGACGGCATCGATGTCGCCGAGATCAAGAAGATGCTTGCCGACAAGGTCAGCGCCGAGAAGGCGGCTGCCGAGAAGACCGGCGACTACGAGCGCGTCAAGAAGATGATGGCGGACGAGCACGCTGCGGAAGTCACCAAGCTGAGAACGCAGATCGAAGCGCAGTCGGCCGACGTCGCTAAGCTCACCGGGCAGATTGGCGATCTGACCATCGGTTCGGCGTTCTCCAGCTCGGACTTCATCGGCAAGGAGATGGTGTTGCCGCCGAATAAGGCTCGCCAGGTCTACGGCTCGAACTTCGAGATCGAAGAGGGCGCGGTTATCGCTTACGACAAGCCGAAGGGCTCCGCCGACCGTACGAAGCTGGTCGACGCCTCCGGCAAGCCGCTGGCGTTCGACGAGGCAATCAAGCGCATCGTCGCGGCCGACCCGGATCACGCCAGCCTTCTGAAATCCAAGTTGGCGGCTGGTGCGCGTTCGACGACTGCCGACCTGGCAGTTGCCGCCGCGGCCGCGGCCAAGGGCCTGACTGGCGCGTCGCGAATCGAAGCGATTCTCAACGCTCAGGCTGCTGCCGCGAAGAAAAAGTAATGCGAACATCGAAAACAGTCATATTTGATTGATTTCGGTATTTGACAAAACAGCTTCTCGCGGTATCATATGGTCAATCAGTTTTGACTTGTCTTGAACGAGACTGAAACCAGCTTCCGCGAGAAGCTACAGGAGCTTAAAAATGCCTTTGCTTGTTGCCGAAGCCGCCAAACTCTCGCTCGAACAGCTCGAGCGCGGCGTCATTGAGGAAATCATCGACAAGGACGAACTGTTCGCTCTCGTCCCCTTCATGTACGTCGACGGTAAGGCGTATGTCTACAACCGCGAAAACACGCTGACCGAGGCCGACTTCCTGTCGCCCTACGATCCCGTGAACGAAGGCGGCGCGACCTTCACCGAAGTCACGACCACGCTGAAGATCATGGCCGGCGACGTCGACATGGACAAATTCCTGCTGGCCACCCAGTCGGATCACAACTCGCAGCTTGCGATCCAGCTCGCTTCGAAGGCGAAGGGTCTTGGCCGCGCCTTCCGTCGGGCTCTGGTTCAGGGCTCCTCGAGCGTCAACGCGAAGTCGTTTGACGGCTTGGCGTCGCTCTGCGACCCCTCGCAGGTGATTCTGGCCGACACCAACGGCGCCGCCATGACGCTGGCGATGCTCGACGAGCTCAAGGAACTCGTCAAGCTCGGCGCCGACGCGCTTGTCATGCGCCGTTCGACCTGGCGCGCGGTTCGCGCTCTCCTTCGTTCGTTCAACGGCAACCATGCCGAAGAAATGATGATCGAGAACTTCGGTCGTCCGGTCCACTCGTTCGACGGCACCCCGGTGCTGCTGAACGACTACGTCCCGAACAACGAGACGTGCGGCACGAATAGCGCCACGACCTCGATCTACGCGATCCGCCTGAATGAAGCCGACGGCTTTCATGCGATCTTCGGCGGCCCGTCCGCCGGCATCCAAGTGGAGAACATCGGCACCATCCAGAACAAGGACGCCGTCCGCTACCGCATGAAGTGGTACGTCGGCACGGCTCTCAAGAGCACGCTGTCGCTGGCGCGTCTCGCGGGCATCACCAACGTTTAATCTTGGCAATCAGTCAAGATTGATCTATCTTAGGGCGGGAGCAATCCCGCCCTTTGCTTTATGGGCCGAGAGATAAACGGAGAATTTTGTGACCCTCACTCGTCGAGCCGCTCTTAGCGGAAACGGCCAGACCCAGGAGCCGGCCGTTACAACCGGTCAACCCCGCGTTCACCGCCCGCCCGTTCCGATTCCCGACAGTCGGGAGCCCCGGCGCATTCGCATCGTCCAGAAGGGCTGGGAAACCTATACCGGCAACTTCGGTGGCGTGGACTTCACTGACGGTCTGTCCGATGTGGCGATCCCCGAGACGTTCTCGGATCGCATCTGCACTCAGATTCGCGCCGTCGACGCCGAGACTGGCGACTCGATCGGCCCGCAACAGCGCATGATCGACGCTCGCACGGCGCGTATGCCGGTTGCGGTGCATCTGGAACACGCCACTGTCACCAAGCAGGAGCAGCTCGAGGCTGACGCTGCGGTGCTGGTTGCATCCGGCGATCTCGAAGCCAAGCAAGAGACGATCTTCTACACATACGAAGAGCTGTGCGTCCTCGTCGAGAAGAAGGGCATTCAGGGTCTCCGGGACGTGGCTTTGCCCTATGGCGTCAAGGCGCGCTCGATCCCCGATCTGATCGAGAACATCCTCAACGCTCAGCAACTCGCCAAGAAGTCCGCTCCCGTGATCACCGAGTAATCGATCGCCATGAACAGCTACCCCGCTGGCGCATTGGTCGCCGTAACGATCCCGTTCGTAGACATGAACGGCGCCGCCATTTCGCCGGCGGGGATGACGCTTGCCTATCGAGTGCTCGATGAGCTGGAGAACATCGTTCAGGACACGACCGCGCTTGCGGCGCCGGGAAGCACCGACACTTCGGTCCTCATCAGCGTCCCGGAAGTCTGCAATCAGCTCGCCGGCCCTGCGCCCAACATCAATGACGGGACTCAGAGCGGCAACCTGATCATCACGGTCTCTGGTCTGCGTGAGATTCAGCTCACCATGACGACGCCCACCGGCGCTTTCGTCAGCAAAATCCAATACATTCTTCGGGCGAGCGACGCTCAGCTCGTCCTGCTTCAGAACTCGTTTCAGACCTACAATCTGGCGCTTCTGACCGCGAGCAATCTCCCCAACCTCACGGCCTTTCCGACGGCGACTGAGCAGGATCGCATCAACGCCATGTCGACGGCCTGGCTGCGGTTGACCAAACTTGGCTATTTCGTGCGCTGGCCGCGCGACCCGGACGCTCAGAACTATCTGAACTGGTTCGACAGCCGCAACGAGATCATCATCCCGCGTCTGTGGACGGCGATGACGACGCAGCGCTGGTACAGCTATTATCCTGAGATCTTCCGCCAGGCGATGCGCAACGCGCAGGTCGTCGAGGCCGATCAGATCCTCGCCAACGACGTCTACGCGCAGCGCCGGGCCTCCGGCATTCTATCCGAGCGCATTGGCGAGTCGAACACTACCTTTCGCAACGTTCAGCCGCTCGATCTAGGCGTCTCGCGCGCGGCGCTCGCCTTCATCCAAGGCTACGTCGACATCAAATACACCATCACTCGGAGCTGATCGTGTTCCTCCCCAACACGACCGGTCTTTTGACGTCATACACCGCAGGCACGGATAAATTTGGCCAGGCGATCTATGATGGCGAGGCGGCTGTTGTCCCGTGCGCTATCGTCAAGCTCGAGCCGACGGTTCAGAAGACGCCAATCCGATCGACGGGATCGGCCTCGCGCGGCGAGGCGGATGAACTCATCGAGCCGGCCATGATCCTATTCCCGTCAAGCGTACAGATTACCGAGGGCGACAAATTTGTCATTCTCGGCGTCTCGCTGCGCTGCATCTCGGTCCAGCCGCGAATCAGCATCGCTGGCAATCTCGACCACTACGAATGCACCTTCGAAGCTGGGAGCCAGTAATGGGCGGGAAGCTCTATGGCGCCGACGCATTGCGGACAGCTCTGCGCAACATCGCCGACAAGGTCCCGGAGAACGGCCGTAAGGTGATGCACCGTGCTGCGGACAAGATCGTCGAGCGCGCCAAGCTGTTCTGCCCGGTGGATCTTGGCAACCTGGAGGACTCGATCCATCAGGAGACGACCTATGAGGGTCGCGGCCGCCTGGCGATCGACATCGTCGCCGGCGGCGAGTTCGGCGGCATCGACGTGGACGCCTACGCCTCTGAGATCGACGAGAACTACTCCTCGATGCACCCCGGTCCCGGCACGATCGCCAAGCGAAACGCCAATCCAGGCGTCTATATCGGCGAGCATTTCATCGACCGGGCGGTGGCCGAGCAAGAGCCGAAGCTCGAGGCGGCGCTGATCGAAGTCACATCCCAGACGATGGCGGAGGAGGGGAAGTGAATCTTGACTGCATCGCCGAAGTTCTGATTGAGGCCAACCTGGCGACGGCGCTTGGCGTTGACATCTTCGAGCATCACATCCCGGAGACCTGCACGCAGGGCATCCTGCTGAAGCTGCCGATGGATGGCATCCCGGTCAACCACTATATCATCGGCTTTTACAAAGGCAGTTTTCAGGCGATTCTGCGCTCCAAGGATCACGCTTTCGGCGACGCTCAGTCGCTGCTGATCAACAACGCGCTGACCTTCTACAACCGGACTTTCACGGATCCCGTCAGCGGCGACGTCCTGATGCGCGTTCTTCAGTGTTTCCCGCTGACGCGGCCGGTCGTCTACCCGCGAACACAGGGTAACGAGTACGAGTGGGCTTGCAACATCAAGGCCCACTACATCATGATCTGAGTTAAATCAGCTTTGACTTTTCTCGCCCATCATGGCTATAATTCTCCACAGTCAGTTTTGACGTATCTTTTCGAAGGAAATCACCGTGAGCAACACGAATAACGTTCGGCTCGGTGTCTGCCGCGTCTTCTTCGGTGGCCAGGATCTGGGTTACACCCAGGGCGGCGTCGACGTTGAGGTGAAGACCGATACGCATCAGGTCATGGTCGATCAGTTCGGCAAATCGGTGGTCAACGAGGTCATCATGGGCCGCACCGTCACGGTCAAGGTTCCGCTCGCGGAAACGACCCTCGACAACCTGGTCAAGATCATGCCCGGCGCCTCGATCGTCGAAACTGGCGCCACCAAGGCTTCCGGCACCGCGACTTTCTCGACCGTTGCGACCGTCGGCGACTCCATCTCGATTGACGGCGTCGTCTTCACGGCCGCGACCGCGCCCGCCGCCGCGAACCAGTTCGGCATCGGTGCCGATGCCACCACGCAGGCCGCCTTGCTTGCCGCGGCGATCAACGCCATCGACGATGCTTCGGTTATGGTCGTTGCGACCAGCGCCTTGGGCGTCGTGACCCTGACCGCCGCAGCCTACGACACGTCGTTCTACTCGTACAACTCCATCACGCTCGTCAAGTCCGGCACCAGCCTGACGGTCTCGGGCGCGACACTGGCTGGCGGCGTGCTCGCAACCAAGCAGAAGGTCATCGTCCCGACCGGTATTGGCACGTCGCTCCTGGCGATCGCCAAGATGCTCACCCTGCATCCGCAGGTCAACGCCGACACCGACCGCGCCGAGGACTTCAACATTCCGCTCGCGGCGACCGCCGGCGGCCTGAAGTTCGCTTACCAAATCGACAAGGAGCGCATCTACGACGTCTCCTTCTCCGGCTACCCGGATCCGAACACCGGCGACCTGTTCGTCGTCGGCGACATGACTGCCGCTTAATCCTTGTCTTTCGACTCGGAGTAAGTCAATATTGACTGGCGCATCGCAAGGTGCGCCAGTTTTGCATTAAGGGACAAGAAGACACATGGCCGGCAAGGAAACGAAATTTCTCAACCTCGACGAAGTCGACGTCGAAGTGGACAACATTGTCATCAAGCTCGACCAGATCGAGCACAAACTGACCCCGATCACGCTGCGCGATTGGATCGCCAACACCAAGATGATGCAGGAGCTGCGCGCCGGCTCCGGCGACATGGAGGCGGAAGCCAACGTGATCATCAACATGATCACGCGGTCGTTCAAGACTCTGACGGCTGACATGCTCAAGGATATGCCGCTCGTCAAGCTCAACAAGATTCTGGAATTCGCGCGCTCGCACAACGGCGAAAAGACGGCCGACGAGGAGGTCGAGGCCGAAGCTGCATCGCACCCTTTGGCCGTCCCGGCGGCCGCGCCGCCGGTGGTCGACCCCGCTCTGGCAACGCTGATCGAACGAGTGGCGGTTCAGCCGATTTCGTCTCCGAAATAGACTTCGGATTTCTGTTCTGTCGCGTTATGCGGTTCTACGGACTGAGCGATCAGGAAACACTTTCTCTCCCGATTGCTCGGTTCTGGCTTCTGCATCGAAACACCGATCGTCTCGCGGCAGAGGAGTCGATCAGAACAGCCCAAATCGGGGCTTCGATGCAGTCCGGCGAGGGATTCGGCCAGTATATGACCGTTCTTCGCGATCAGATGGGTGAGGTGGTTAAAATCGACCGAGCGGCAGAGGCCATGGTCTCAGAACTCGATCGTGCCGGTCTCGCCGCTTTGAAGGCGATGAGGGCGGTTGGTTCGAACGCTTGAGACTGGTGACGTGTTATGGCCCTTAGTTTTGAACTCGACCTAGACGACAACGACTTCACGTCCAAGCTTACGCAGGCGGGACAAGCCGTTGACGTCTTCGAGTCCAAGACGAAGACTGCCGGCAGCACGATCAAAGTTCTGGAGGGCAATTCCAAGAGCCTTCTTTCCACGCTTCGAGACGTAACCGTCGTTCTCGGTCTGACTCATCAGGCGATGGGGATGATCGACTCCGTCAGCACGTCTTGGGTTCGCCAGATCGTCGGGGTCAACGCCGAGTTCGAGCGCATGGTTACGATCATGCGCTCGCTCTCGACGGCGCAGGATCCTCTCAAGGAGGCGACGACCTCCGTCACCAAGCTCCGCGAAATGGCCAAGGATGCGCCGTTCTCGCTGAACGCGATCCATGACGCTTTCGTTCGACTGAACGCCGCCGGCCTCGAGCCTATGAAGGGCACGATGCAGTCGCTGCTTGACGCGGTGGCAGCGTTCGGCGGCGGCGATGCCGAGCTTGGTCGCGCCGCCCTGGCCTTTCAGGAAATGGCCGGCAAGGGCGTTGTGCAGATGAAGGAACTGCGCAATCAGTTGATGATGGCGGTGCCTAGCGCCGCTCGCTTGATGGCTCGTTCGGTCGGCGAGTCCTACGGCGAGATGATGACGGACATTCACACCGGCACCGTCGACGCCAAATCGACCATCCAGGCCCTCCAGCTAGAGTTCGAGCGCGCCTTCGGCGGCGCCGCTCAACGACAGATGGAGACCTTTAACGGTCAAATCGGCCGCATGAAGGTACTGCTCCAGGACATCGCCATTCAGAGCGTCGGTAAGCCGCTCGGTGCGGACGGTCTCCCGAACGCCGACGGCTTCTACGAGACCGTCAAGCAACAGATGAAGGACTTCAACGAGTTCCTCGCTGGCGGCGCAGGCGGCCACGGGATCGCGCAGGGCCTTGGCAATGAGCTGGGCTCGGCCCTGACCTCCGTCGTTCTTGATCTGCGCGAGGGTATCGAACTCGTCGCTAAGTTTCACACGGAGATCGAGGCGGCTGGCGAAGCCCTAGCGATCGCCTTCGGTATTTCGGTGGTTCGCGGCATCTTCACCACCTTTGCTTCGTCGATCACCGGCGTCATGACGCTGATGAAGACGATGCAGGTGCAGATCGCGACCGGCATGGCCACGGTCTCGGCGACCAAGCCGCAGACGCAGTGGGCCGGTATGCAGAAGCTCTATGCCTCGCAGGCGGCCGCTGCCGCAACGGCCGATGTGGCTTCCGCAACGTCTGCCGAGGCCGCGGCGACTGCGGCGGAGGCGACCCGACTGGCAGCCCTAGCCGAAAGCATGGCTAGCCGAGCTTTAATGACGACCGAGCAAGCGGCCGCCAAGGCGGAGGTCGCTGCTGCTGCTGTTGCGGCTGCGACCCGCGCCGAACAGGAATCGCTTGCTGCTCAAGCCGCGCTCAAGGAGGCGACCGCTGCCTCGGGCGCCGGCGAAATGGCGGCGTCGGCTAGTGTTCTTGGTCGCAACGGGAAGATCGCCGGCGCCTTCATGCCGTTGCTCGTCGAAGGTTTGAGCGCTTTCAGCGTAGCGGCAATGGTCGCGCTACCGGTCATTGGTTTTCTCAGTGATTATTTCGATATATTCAACTCGCGCGCGCGCGAGGGGTGGCAGAATCTCGAGCACTACGGCGCGGCGTCGAAGGAAGCCGCAGACGGCGCCAATGCATTCTTGAACGTCAAGCGCGAGGAGCTTCGTGTCATGGAGGCCGATCGCGCCTCCCGCCTAGCCGCTGAAGGCATTCTCGGCAATGCGAACGCCGCCCACGCCTCGGCTGACCCAGAGCTGGAAGCGAAGCGGAAGGAACTTGCTGATCTCGAGCGCAAGGCCGGCGAATGGCAGCTCGAAGGGCTTGGCAATGACGCTCAGCGCATCAGCGCGAAGGCTATGCAGCTAGTTGACGCAGATATTCAGAAGATCAAGCTGCTCTATAATCAATCATCGGATGCAGCCGCAAAAGCCTTCGACGCGCAATTGAAGATCATCAACAATGCTCACCAATCGGCGGCGCTGGCGACTGCTGATTATCAGACTGCTCAGCGCGATCGCGTCATGAGCGATTACGATTCCGAGATCGCCAAGCTTGAAGAATACAAGGCGAAGGCCGAAGAGGTCCGCAAGACGTCAACGTCGCCCTCCGACCAGATGGCTGCGGATTCATTCATTCTCAATTTGGAGGAGCGTGAACAGGCGCTGAAGACGCAGCGCGATGAGTACGCCAAGCAGCCGATGGGCTTCCAGCTCAACAAGAAGGTGCTACCTGACGACAAGCTGATGGAGAAAGCCAGCGAGGAGATCCAGAAGCTCTACGCCTCGATCGACGGCTACAAGGCTGGGATCGAAGGGGCGGATGCGTCGGCCGAGCAGCTCTATCAGACCTGGCTGCGGTTGGGTAAGGCCGGCGACAGTCATGTCGGGATGGTCGCCGAGGCGATCGTGCAGATGAAGGAATTGAAGACGCAGGCCGACGACTACGAGAATATTATCTCTGGTGGTCACAAGCTCGAAAAAGATCTGACGGATTTAATCGATAAGGATAACAACACGATCTTCGACGATCTCTATGGCAAGTTGAGCGGCTACGAACAGATTATGGCGAGGAAGGCCCGCGGCGAATATCCCGGCCAGGGCGGCACGACGCCCGATCAACTTCGACTGGTTGCGATGCGCGAAGAGCTCGATAAGGCGCAAAAGGCCGCGGTAGACGCCGGCAAGGCGCTTCAGGACAGCTTCGGCGTCACGCTGGCTCAGAACATCACGACGGTCAACGATGCGCTTAACGGCACGTCTAGCGCGCTTCTAAGCATCGTCAATGGTACGGCGAAGAGCGGCTTGTTTAATCAGCCGGCCGCCTCGCTACTGAACGGCTCGATCATGGCCGGGCCGCGCGCTACCGCGCCTAGCGGCCCTCCGCCCACTGACTGGGCGCAAGGCATCAACTTCGGCAATGCGGGTCCGTTCTCTGCTAAGACCAGCCCAAGTGATCCGCTTCAGGACGACGTCAAGAGCGCCTTGCATGCGCTGGAGCAGATGGCCGGCGCGTTCACGATCACCTCAACGACACAGGGCGATCACGCGAAGGACTCGGAGCATTACAAGGGCGAGGCGGTCGACATCGCCGCCAACAACAGCATGTCCGGCGCGCAATACATCGATCTCGTCACCAAGGCGATCGAAGCGGGCTTCACCCGCGTCGGCGTTTCGGACTCGCATCTTCATCTCGACATGGGCAAGACCGGCGCCTTCGCCGATTCTGGCGGCGAGATGGGTCGCGCCGGCATGAGCGTCGCCCAGATAGATGCTCTAGTGAAGCAGATCGCCGCCAACCGTTCGGTGGTGAACGCTCCCGAAAGTGAGACGCAGAAGAACGATCGGCTCGCCGAAACTGCTAGGACTTTACAGCCGCAGGTTGAACAGGCCAACGCTAATAAGGCGTTGATGGAATTGTTCGACAAATTCTCGAAGATGGGCGACGTCAAGTCGCTCGAGGCGGAAGGTAGCGGCACCGAGCTCTCCAAGCTGATCGCCTGGATCAAAGAGAACGGTCAAAAGACCTCATTTGGCACCAACAACTCTGACGACCCGCGCTATCAGCCGTTCAAGGATGCCGCCAGCGCGGCCGACGAAGCCAAGAAGCAGGCCGACGCCTTTAAGACCGCGATCACCGATGCTGAAACGGCCGCGAAAGCCTCGGCGCAGAAGCTCGTTGAAGGACGCGAGGCGCTGGCCAACGACTTCACGAAGCTCGCTCACGGCGCGGATGGCGCTTCGGATGCGCTCCTAAAGGTGCGCGAAGAGGGTCAGCGCAACGTTTCGAAGGCCGTGACGGCATATGGCGCCGGCTCGCCGCAGGCTGCTCAGGCGCAGAGCGAGGCGGATCAGAACTCCGCTCTTCAGCAAGATCAGGACATCATGAAGGCGGCCGAGGCCGCTCAGAAGAAGACCGAGACCTATCGTGAGTCGACGATGTCGCAGGAGCAGGCTGACGTCGCCAAATACAATGCGCTAGCTCAGGAATATCAGCGCGACCTCGCCAACTTCACGGGCACCGAAGAGCAGAAGGCAGTCATCTCCAAGCAGTTCAACGCCGCGCTCGCGGCTGATTGGGCTGCGATGCAGGCCAAGACGCCATTCGCCAAGCAGATGCAGGATTGGGCAGACTCGACCAAGAATCTGCAACAGGCGACGTCGAGCTTCATGAACTCGGCTGTCGACAATCTGGCGACCCAGATCATGACCGGTAAGGCGAACTGGGCCTCGTTTGCGGCCTCGATCGAGAAAGACCTGCTTGAGATCGCTATGAAAGGGGCCGCGAGCGGTCTCTTGGGCGGCATGGGATCACTGCTGGGCGGTGGCGGCGGCAGCAAAGGCGCACCGATGCAGCTCGCCGGCGCCGTCGGCGGCGGCAGCAAGATGGGTGGCGGCGGTGGCGGCAGCAAGCTCACGACGCTATTCGGCGTCGCGACTCACCACACGGGCGGCATCGTCGGCGGCGCGTCAGGGATGCGCTATATGTCGCTCGCCAGTCTGATGAGCAGCGGCAGCCCGTTCGCCAATGCGCCGCGCTTTCACAGCGGCGGCATCGTCGGCGTCGACGAGGTGCCGATCATCGCCAAGAAGAACGAGGGCGTGTTCACGCAGGAGCAGATGAAGGCGCTGGGCCGCAGCAACAATCAGGTCACGCTCCACAATAACGTGATCGTGAATGCGAACGGCGGCCGCCCCGAGGACAATGCGGACCTGGCTGCACAGGTTGGCGCGCACGTCGAGCGCATTGCACGTTCTACGGTAGTGGATGAATTGCGGCAACAAATGCGTCCCGGTAATCTTCTGTTCGGCTAAGAGACCAAGATGACCCTAAATACTTTCAACCCTGATCCGCCACCCTCGCCGGGAACTGACATCAAGCGTAAGCCGAAGCTGCTCAAGGCAGACTTCGGTGACGGATATTCGCAGGCTACGCGCGACGGCGTGAACTGGATCAAGAACTCGCTGACGCTGACCTGGGAGACGCTGACCCTCGATCAGGCCGTCGTGATCGACACCTTCTTCAGCGATCAGGGCGGCGACGTGCCGTTTTACTATACGGTCTCCGATGATCTCGCGCCGACCAAATGGACCTGCGAAGATTGGTCCGTCAAGCGAGGGCAGGGTGGTCTACGAACAATCAACGCAACTCTAACGCAGAATTTTAGCACCTTAACATGAAGTCAAAATTGACTTATCATGTGAATAGGAGCAGAGATGTGAGATGACCAATCTAACCGAAAATGTTCAGAGTCCGACACCTGGCGAACTCGTGACCATGTTTCAGTTGGATACGAGCTCGATCGGCGGCCCCATTCAGAGCTTCTGCGCGGCCGCTCAGAACAATCTCGGCGTGACTTTCAATGGCGTCTACTACACGCCGACCGACGTCAGCTATTCGGGCTTCGAGATGAGCGGCTCGGGCGGCTTGCCGACCCCAAAAATTAAGGTCTCGAACTCGAACGGCATTTTTCAGGCGATGCTGAACACCTTCGGCGACCTCGTTGGTTGCACGCTGACTCGCATTCGCACCTTCGCTCAGTATCTCGATGGCGCCGCGGAAGCAGATCCGACCGCGCTTTTTGGTCCAGACATCTTTCTCGTTGAGCGGAAATCGAGCGAGAACCCAATCTTCATCGAGTGGGAATTATCCTCTTCTCTCGACAATCAAGGCGCGATGATTCCCAAGCGCATGGTTATCCGCGACACCTGCACCTGGCGATACCGAGTCTGGAACATGACCACGGGCGCCTTCGACTACACCAAGGCTCAGTGCCCCTACACTGGGGCGATCATGACCGCACAGGACGCGGCAAGCACTGATCCGACTCAGGACGGCTGCGGCCGCATGGTCTCGAGCTGCAAGCTTCGCTTCGGCGCTACCGGCGATCTACCCTATGGTGGCTTTGCCGGCGTTGCGAGGTTCCAATGACCTTTATCCTGACGGCCAAGAACATCAGCGATATTAAGGCGCACACGATCCGGGACTTCCCGAAGGAGGCTTGCGGGCTGATCGTCGACGGCGATTATCTGCCGTGCTTCAACTACGCGACCGACCCAAACAAAGACTTCACGATCGCCGCGGCGCTTCAGGTCAAGCTGAAGACCGATGGCAAGAAGATCGAAGCAGTTGTGCATTCGCACCCCGGCGGCCCGCTATTTCCGACCGATAGCGACATGATTGGGCAGCTTGCGACGGGCGTGCCGTGGGTTCTCATTGCGACGGATGGGGAGATCACCTCGACACCTGAGATTTGGGGCGGGAACGCTGAGATCGCCCCGATTCTCGGACGCTCGTTCATGCACGGGATTCGCGACTGCTACTCGCTTGCGCGCGACACATACGGCTTGGGAAAAGAGAAGCTTGCTCAACAGAGCGTTCTCTGGCCGCTCGAGTCAATCATTCTCCCTGAGTTTCCTCGCGCTGACGGCTGGTGGGGCGACACGAAGAAGCTCGGTCAGACCCTCTACGTCGACAACTTCAAGAAGGCTGGTTTCGTCGAAATCCCGCGCGAGGAGGCGAAGCCGGGCGATGCCTTCCTCATGAAGATTCGGAGCCTGACTCTCAACCATTGCGGCATTCTGACTTCAGACGGCACAATCATTCATCATCTTCCCGGTCGCCTCTCGCATCGAACACCCGCCGGTATCTGGGCGCGCGCCGCGGAGATTTGGGTTCGTTACAAGGGGACTAGCGGTGCTTCGTAACATCTGGCTTCACGGCCGGCTTGGCGACAAATTCGGCGACGTATTCCGCCTGAACGTCGCGACTGCCGGCGAAGCTATTCGCGCGCTCCACGCCAATCTGACGGGCTTCCTTGAGGAGCTGCGGGAAGGTTCGTTCGAGATCGTGCGCGGCGATCCTAACGATGACGGGATGTATCTCGATGAAGGCGAACTGAACGACTTCAAACTCGGTCAGGCGGATCTTCATATCGTTCCGCACATCGCTGGCTCGAAGAATTCTACCGCCGGCGGCGCGCTGAAGACAATTCTTGGCGTCGCTCTGATCGGTACGGCATTATTCATGTCGGGCGGCGCTCTCGCTGCGCCACTCGGCGCTGGCCTCATGGGCGCGTTTAGCTACGGCAACGTGGCGATGGTCGGCTTAGCGCTGACACTCGCTGGCGTTGCGACCCTTTTGGCGCCAAAGCAGCAGAACCCGAATGAGCAGGCTTCGTTCACGCTCGCCGGTCCCGACAACTCTTATGCGCAGGGTAATCCTGTGCCGTTGATCTACGGCGAGGTTATCTGCGGCTCGCAGCTTATCTCCGGCGCGCTCGACATCGAGAACATTCCCGTCAATTGGAATCCGACCGACGGCAACACGAACATCGACACCTATGATCCAGAAACAGGGCAGGGCATCGTCACCGGCAGTCCGTCCGAATACACTCAGCCTTCCGGTAACACCTAATGGATTTTCCTCTTCCCATTCGGGGCTCAAAGACCTCCTCTCTCAGCGGCTTTATCAAAGGCGGCGGGCAAGGCGTCGAGGCGGACAATACGCTTCGCTCGGCCGCCTTTGCACGCATCGTCGAGCTGATCGGCGAGGGTCAGATCGCGGGTCTCGTCAACGGCGGGACCTCGATCTATTTCAACCAAACGCCGGTGGTGAATGCCAATGGCACCGTGAACTTTCGCGGTGTGCAGTGGGAAAGCCGCGTGGGATTGCCCGACCAGCCGGCCCTGCCCGGCAATTCGACCGCGGAGAACGTCATCGCGGTCGGCATTCAAGTTCAGGAAAACATCTCGCCTTCGGCGGTGACGATTGTCGACCCGGACGTCACTTCCGCTCAGGTGATTGTTCGCGTGCCGGCGCTCACGTCGACGGACAGCAGTGGCAACATAAATCCAACCAGTGTTTCGTGGGTCGTCGAAATTCAGCCTAATGGCGGCTACTGGACGCTCGCCGCCACCGTCAACCTTAACAATCAGAAATGCACCAGCGCCTATCAGCACCAGAGCGTCTTCGACATCCCACCGGGCAGCACGCCCTGCAATTTGCGCGTTCGGCGGATCACCAAAGACTCCGATAACGTTCGTTTGCAGAACGAAACGTGGTGGGATTCCTACACGACGATCGTCGCCGGCAACTTCATCTACCCGAACTCGGCGGTTGTCGGTCTCACCGTCGATTCGGAGCTGTTTAGCGCAAGCGCAATCCCAGCTCGGTCGTTTCACATTCAGGGCCTGATCATTCAGGTTCCGAGCAACTATAATCCGACAACTCGAGTCTACACCGGCGTTTGGGATGGCACATTCCAAATGGCCTATTCCAACAACCCGGCGTGGGTGCTCTACGACCTGTTCACGAACGATCGTTACGGTATCGGCGAGTTCATCGACGCCACCAAAGTTGACAAGTGGTCGCTCTATTCGATCGCCCAATATTGCGATCAGTTGGTCTCTGACGGCTACGGCGGGCAGGAGCCGCGCTACACCTTCAATGGTGTGCTTAATAATCGCCAGGAAGCCTACAAGGCTCTTCAGAACATCACGTCGAGCTTCCGAGGCATGGCCTACTGGTCGATTGGCCAGGTTTTCGCCATCGCCGATATGCCGATGGATCCCGTTAAGCTGGTCTCGCCGACGAACGTCATCGACGGGCACTTCAACTACAGCGGCACAGCTCTAAAGGCTCGGCATTCGGTCGCAATGATCCGGTGGAACAACCCGATCATGTTCTACGGGCCTGACGTCGAGGTAGTGGTCAGCGAGCCGCAGCTCATTCAATATGGGTGGCGCGAGACGAACCTGACCGCGATTGGCTGCACGAGCCGTGGCCAGGCCAACCGCATGGGAAAGTGGCTGCTCGATACCGAGCAATTCGCCACCGAGACCGTCGAATATACCGCTTCCTGGGATCATATCGACGTTCGGCCTGGCGACGTCATCGCGATCGCCGACCCAAACAAAGCTCAAGTGCGGCTTGGCGGGCGTATTCAGGTCATCACGAGCCAGTCAGTATTGACTTTAGATCAGCCGTTCGTTCCGGTCTTGGGTCAAACCTACGCGCTCATGGTTGAATTTCCGGACGGTACGATCGGCTCGCAGACGATCGCGAGTTTCAGTACGGACAATCAGACGGTCACGCTCGAGTCGGCTCTTGCGCAGGCGCCGCTCATTGGCGCGATGTGGGTGATCACCAGCACCGAGCTCGCGCCGCGGCAATATCGCGTTATTTCGATCGCCGAGACTGAAAAGAACCTCTTCAAGATCACGGCGCTCTTCTACGATCCGACGAAGTACGATCGAGTCGAGGGTAATCTAAATCTCGCGACGATCCAATATTCGCGCCCGCAGTCGACCATCAACCCGCCTGCTAATTTTCAGGTGCAGGAGAGCGTCTATTTTCAGAACGGCGTTGCGGCCAATCGTCTGACGTTCTCGTGGTCGCCCTCGGATGACTTCCTCGCTCAGTCCTATCTGGTCACTGGCATCAGCCCGAATATCGGCGGCACGACGACGATCGGCCAGACCAACGTCTCGAGCCTTGACGCCGACGGCATTCAGCTTGGTCAGTGGACCTTCAACATTCAATCGGTCGGCTTTGACGGCCGCGTTTCGACGGATGTCTCCATAGACTACAACGTACAGGGCTGGGCCGCGACGCCGCCGCCCTATGTCAGCATGTTGGAAGTCTTCGACTCTGGCAACAGCGCCAACTTCAGCGGCAAGGACTGCCACGTCACCTGGGAGAATAATTTCCCCGGTTCGACCAGCGATGTTGGCCAGAGCACCGCAGGCGTAGGAAGCGTCAACCCCTTCTTTCTCTGCAACAGCGTCTCAATCCTTGACGCCACCACCGGCACGGTGCTGCGCACCGAGACCGTCTACACCAGCGACTACGTCTACACCTTTGATAAGAACACCGCCGACAATGTCGCCTTCAACCGCGGGCCGCAGCGTGCGTTCTCGGTCAGCGTCGTGGTCCAAGATACTCTTGGTCGTCAGTCCCCGGCGGTGACGCTTGCGGTCGACAATCCGGTCCCCGATGTCATCTTCCCGACCGTCACGTCTGGCGCGCAGGCGATGTATGTCACCTATGTCAACCCGTCGGATGCAGACTTCGTCGGCTCCTTTGTCTGGGCTTCGACCGATCAGAACTTCGATCCCCTTGCGACGACGCCGGTCTATCAGGGGTCAAACAATCTGGTCGCGATCCCCGGCGATCTCGGAACGACCTATTATATCCGCATCGCCGGCTACGATCAGTTCGGCACCGATAACCTGAACATTTCGCCGCCCTTCGCTGTGACAGTGGGCGGCTACACGCCCAACGTCACCCCGCCAGATATTCCAACCAGCCTTGAGCTATCTACCAGCAACCTCACTCTGACGACGGGTGAGGTTCAACAGGTTCTGACCGCGACCTGGGACGCTTCGCCCTCGAGCAACTTCGCCTATTTCGACGTCGAGATTCAGGACGGCGCCGGCTCCTTCATCAGCTATCAGACCTCGCTCGACATCTTCTCCTGGCCGAACCTGGTCTCCGGCCACACATACACGGTCAAGGTCCGAGCTTGGTCGCAGACGGCGTATGCGTCGGCATTCTGCGCCAGCATCTCGATCGCCATGCCGGCGAAGACGACCGGTCCGGGCGCTATCACTGAGCTCGCCGTCGCCGCATCGCTCAAGAGCGTCTATCTTCAGTGGGTCAATCCGAGCGACGCCGACCTCGATCATCTCGAGATTTGGTTCGGCACGACCGGTGTGCTCGGCGCAGCAGTGCTGGCCGGCACGTCTTACGGGACTGCATTCACTCAGGCGGGGCTCACGACGGGCGTAGAGCTCTATTATTGGGTGCGCGCTGTCAACACGTCGGGCGTCGCGGGTGCTTACGCAGGCCCCGTCTCTGTCACGCCTGGCGCAGTCGCCAACGGTGACATTGTCGCGGGCTCGATCACCGCCGATCGACTCGTCGCCGGTTCAATTACGGGCGATCTTCTCAACATTACGACCTCACTCCCGCCGACGATCACCATCGGCACGACAGGCGTTGAGATTGGCGATCCAGCCGCCCTGATCAACTACAATAACACCACCCAGATCGCCGCCGGTCTAATCGAGATCGACGGTTCGACAACGCTCGCCTCCTGGCAGAACGGTTCAGACGCGACCAAGATCGACGGCGGCTCGATTGCAGCCAACACCATTGCGGCTAACCTACTGACCATCGGCCTGCGCGGCGTCACGATCACCGGCTTCACTTTCGCCTTCAACATCGGGACGAGCGTCTTCTCCTGGACGGCCGGTACAATCCAATATCTCGACGACGCCGGCGACAACGTAACCGTCACGGTGGCTGCGGGCTCTCTGACCTACACTGGCACTCCCATCTACGTCTGGTGGGAGAAGGACGCGACGACACTCTCGAACGACATCGCCGCGAGCTCTAGCGCCGACGTGATCAATTTCGCCAGCTATACTCCCCTGGCGGGAATGATCGTCAGCTATGGTCAGACCGTTGTCGACGGCTCGAACATCGTCACCGGCTCAATCAAGGCCGCGCAGATCGCCGCTGCTTCGATCACGGCCGATCAGATCGCCGCTGGCACGATCACCGCTACCCAGATTCAGGCGGGCGCGATCACCGCCGATCGCCTAACGGCGGGAACGATCACGGCTACTCAGATCGCCGCAAACTCGATCACCGCGGCTTTGATCGCCGCCGGCAGCATCACGGCCACCCAAATCGCCGCCGGCACCATCACGGCCACCCAAATCGCCGCCAACTCGATCACCGCGGCGCAGCTTGACGTCACCACGCTCTCGGCGATCAGCGCCGATATTGGCGCTGTGACCGCCGGCACTATCCAGAGCACTGACGGGAAAATGATCATCGATCTCGATGGCGGGGCGATCTACTTCAATGCGTGATCTATGACCATCAGCGTCAAGGCGGGATATTTCTCGGATGGGGGGCACCGCTTTCGCGTCGTCGCGCCTGGCTTCGATGCCGACCCGGCGCCGACTGATCCGACCAACATCATCTTCGATTCTGACTGGCCAGAGTTGCTGAGCACAGCCGCGGGCTACTACGGGACGGCGGTTCTATCGCCCACTGCTATTACGACCGTCAGTTTTCCCACGCTGCCTTTCTTGCCGTTCGTCGCCGGCGCTTTCTATGTACCTGATCTTCCGGCATACAGTTCAAGCCATCCGCTACCCTACAACTACTACGGAACGACTCTGTGGGAAGATTTGCAGACCGCGTATCAGCTTTCCAGCGGGTTCGCAGTGTCGGAATCGAGCATGTCTCTCCCGGCCATGGGGAATGTTTCGACGGGCCTATGGGCCGTCTTCTTCGCCGATCCCACCGCGCTGGCAGGATCTCGCGCGGGAACCACATGGATGAAGTGGGACGCCAGTGGCCCAGTCGTATCGAAGCCTGGACGCTTGATCAGCTCGACGAATGTCTGGGATTTTCTGATCCCGCCGGCGTCACTAGGGCCTGTGCTTGGCCGACCGCTTCATTCGGAGACGGTCTCATCGCTGGGCTGGGTGCAGAATTGGAACCAATATAATGCACCCGGCGTGACGCCAACGTATAATAAGGTCGCAGACTACATATATTCATACAAGCACAGTCTCGGGTATATCCCCTTCGTGTTCTCGATCTCGTACCCCGATTTTCGTGTATCTGCCTTGGCATCCCCAAACATCTATGTTGACGATCAACGTGTTTACGTTGTTGGGCGCGGTAGCGGCTACAGCAGCGCGGGCAAGACGCTCGCTATCGCTCCAACCTCAATCTTTATTATGAAGAATAAATGGCATTAGGCTATGACTTTGACGACCCAGTTTTACATCGACCCGAGTGCAGGAGTTATGCGCTCCACTAGTTCTGGAGATAGCGCGGTATCCCCGACTAACCAGGCTGATGTTATTTTCGACGCTTACGGGTCTCGCTACGGCGGGGCGTCCGTTGCGCAACAAATTCCGTGGTCGTCCTTTTCTGGGCCGGTCAGCTACAATCCACCTAATGCTTCTTATGTGAAATCCGCCTATTACTATTCTTATCAGTATAACTTTGCCACGCCCTACGCCTATATCCCGCTCGTCTTCGCTTCCTATCAAGATCCAGCAACGGATGATTGGGTCGCCAGCTATAACAGTGGAACTGTGACCTATGTTACATCCGGCGGTGTAATTACGCCACGTGGCACAGGCGCGAACTCAGGCTTCTTCGCTACGACGAGTTATATCTTCCTGTTTCTGTCTGTCATCAACTTCGCAAATCCAACGTCGTGGACGTCGCCACAGGCTTACGCCTTCCGCACCTATGGTCTTTGACCGATAATCTTGGAGAAAGTCGATGGCCGCATACACCGATGGCACGATTGGACTCGTCTGCAACACCAGCACGATCAAAGGCGACGGCACGGCCTTTCTCGCCAATGCAAAGGTCGGTCAATTCGTCTCGATCCCCGGCCTCAAACAGATCTTTCATATCAAGTCGGTCGACAGCGACCTCCAACTGACCGTGTTCGAGACGATCCCCGGCCCGACCGGAAACACTCTGTTCGGGCTGGTCTATGCGATCGCCACCGACTTCACACCCACGCTCAATCTACCGATGCCGGGCCGCAACCATCTCAATTCGCAGGCGCTGATCAATCGCGGCCTGAAGATTCTCGATCTGGAAATGCCGCTCACCTAATTTTGCGGTAGAGAATCATTCAGTTTTGACTTACTCTTGCGGAAGCAGGAAGGGCATTCATGGCTCAGTATCGTCTCGGCACCGTCAACGTCACCAATGGATCCCCTGTCGTCGCTGGCGCGGGAACGCAGTGGGCGGCCAATGTTACCGCGAACGACCTGTTCGAGATTCAGGGAGAGGGCGTCTGGTACAAGATTCTCAGCGTCGACTCCGACATACAGATCACGCTGACCACCAATTATGTCGGCACGACTAAGACGGCGCAGCAAAACGCCATTCAGCGCGACTTCACGCCGACCAACGCCTTCCCAACGCCAGCGTTCGGCGACATCGACACTTCGAGCCTCATCGCTCAGTCGCTTCTTCAGATCGACGCGGCGCTCGTCGCGCTTTCCCCGATTTCCAGCGTTCTTCAGGGCGACGTGTCGGTCTCGGGTGTCGTGATCATCAGCGCGGCCAGTCTCGGCGGTGTCATGGACGGCGTCGTCATCGGCAGCGTCACGCCGGCGGCGGGCACCTTTACCGCTCTGACTTCCAATGCTCTGCTTCTGACGATGCGATGCCTGGTGTCGGCGCTTCCGGCCGGCGTCGTTGGCGGTGTCGCCTTCGCAACAAACGGCCGCAAGACGGGCGAGGGCGTCGGCGCTGGCACCGGCGTTCTCGTCGTCTATTCGAACGGCGCCTGGCGCCGACTGTCGGACGATTCGGCGGTGCTAGCTTAACAGTTCCCTTTTTCACTTTCGGCTGGTATGATCAATCAACATTGATTGTGCTCTAGCTCGAAGCGGACCTTAATCTGATGACCCCCGATTTCGGCCCGGCTTCGTCCGGTTGGTTTCCCACCTACAGCCAGATTCTCGGGACGGTCGCGATGATCATCGCGCTTGGCTCAGCGGCATCGGCCTACATCAACGGCGTCAAAGAGCGGGCGAAGACCGAAGTCGGGTTCGCTGAATCCGCCAAGAAGACCGCGGAGACCGAAAAGGCTCTCGCCGTCGTCAGCCGCGAGCTCACCGAGCACAAACTCGAAGTCGCCACGCGATACGTCAACGCCGACACGCTGCGACAAGTAGAGGCGCGGCTCTTCTCTGCAATCGATGGCGTCACCACGGCAATCCGCGATTTGGGCGCCCGCCTGGACCGCGCATTCGAGCAACGTCAGCACGACTAACCAAGGATAGATCCGTGATTGATCGCGACAAGTTCTTCCCCTCCATTCGCGCTTCCTTGTTCGCCGGCAATCTAGGCCAAGGCCAGGTCGACGGGATGCAGGCGATTCTGGATGCTTGGGAGCACTGGGTCCCGGCCGCCGACGTGCGCTTCGTCTGCTACAGCCTTGCGACGGCCTATCACGAGACGGCCGCGACCATGCAGCCGATCGACGAGTATGGGCAGGGCAGGGGCCATTCCTACGGAGTGCCGACTGGCCCCTGGCACCAGGCGTATTTCGGTCGCGGCGACGTTCAGCTCACCTGGGAGGCCAACTACGCGCACGCCACCAAACGGCTGCGCGAACTCGGCGTCCTCGACGCAAACGACAATCTCGAAGCGAACCCGGAACTGGCCGAGCGCCCCGACATCGCCGCGGCGATCATGATCATGGGGATGATCGAAGGTTGGTTCACCGGCGCCAAGCTCGGCGGCTATTTCAGCGCGACGAACGACGACCCGGTCAACGCGCGCCGCATCATCAATGGCACCGACTGCGCCGAGAAGATCGCCGACTATCACGACGCCTTTCTCGACGCCGCGCAGGCTCCGTAATGGGCCAGGCGGGCGCGCAGCCGATCGAGATGATTCCGGTTGAGGACAACTGGAAGAATCGTCGGCGCGTGCTCTTCGCAACCCTGATCTGGATGGGCGTCGCGATGACTGCGATCCTCGTTCGCGGCATCGACAACGCTCTATACGATCAAGCCTTCATCGCTCTATCCGGTTCCGGCGTCACGCTGCTCACCGCCTACATCTTTGGCGCGGTCTGGGACGACAACAACCGCCGCAACAACTACGGGTCGAGCTCCTACGACGACAACTCCTATCAGAGCCCGGCCTGGCGTCGCTCGCCGATCCCGGAAGCTCCGCCGACGGCTGAGAAGCCGCAACCCCCGCCCATGCCGTGAGGATCTAATGCTCAGTCTTTGGCCCACCACTCTCGTTCCGCGTCTTATCGCCATCGGTGTCGCGCTTCTGGCGCTCGCCGGCGTGATCTTCGCTCTCTATATGTACCTCGAAACCACTCAGAACCGACTGATTGCACAGGCGCAGATCGCTGCCAGGGCAGAGGTCGTCACGCAGTATCAGGCGCAGTCCTCGGAGATTCAGCGCCAGCAGGCGCGATCGCAGGCGGGCGCCCTTGTGGGGCTCGTGAATTCCGATGCGGCGGCGTCTAGCCAAGCGGCTGATGTTCAGACGCAGATCCAAACCATCACTGAGCCGAAGCCGCCAATCACGCCAGCAAAGAAGGAAGATGCAAATGTCGATCCTGAAATGGTCAAGGCGATTGACGCTATCAATCGCGACAATGACGCTGTTGACAGCCTGCTCGAGTCAGCCTCCGGCGCCGCCCGTCCAGTTAAGCGTTGAGCCTATCGCGATCGCGCAGCCGGCTCGCCCGGCGCCGGTCAAGCTCTCGCGCATTCACTGGGGTCTCTGCGGCACAATGGCCTGCGTGTCGATGGGCGACGAGAAGCTCGCCCTCCAGAACGACGTCCAAGTGGCAAGCTGGATGCTGCGGATGAGCAACATCGTAAACTACTACGAGAAGGCGACTGCCGCTATGAAACGGACGAAACTCCAATGATTCCAGTCAACGTTGACTGATCTTGCTATATTAGAAGGGATCGCTTTCAAGCGGTTCCAGCGCAGCAGAGAGAACTGATTCATGGTGGGTTTCCAATCTGTCCCGAAGATGGACGAGTTCATCGCCGCGTACAACGATCTCGATGATTGCCCGACTATCGCGCATGTTGCGGCAGCTCTCGGCCTCTCCCGCAAATCGGTGATCAACCGCGCCGCGACGCATCGTCAGCTCCTCGAGGCGGGCATGAGCCTGCCGCTGATCGTCACCCGGTCGCGTGAGAAGGATGTCGAGGTCAAGACAGAAGAAGCGCCCGAGCTCACCGCCCAAGATCATGCCAAAGCGCGCGCTACGCGACTGAACGCAGAGATCACAACGCTGTTGCAGCGCTCTGACTATCCCGTCATCAATCCCGAAGCGATCATCGTCGACAGCTATCTCTCCGAGCGCTATGACCGCGATACTGGCGTCTATGAAATGATCGAGGGCACCCCGCGCACCTGGATCTCAGACACCCTCCGGGTCGCGCCGATCGCCGACTGCCGCGATCGCAAGTTCATCTTCGCCGGCGCTCAGAACGACGCGCCGCTTCACGCCGAGTTCTGGATCAATCTTCAAGCCTACGCCACGGCGATCGGCGCCGAGATCATCGTCGGCCCATGGACCTATGAGACGCAGTGGTGGAGCGAGAACAACCCGATCTCGCGCTCCTACGCCAATGAACTGACGCCGCATCTGTGCTTCGGTCAGCTCGCCATCGGCGATAACTTCGTCTTCTGCGGCGAAATGAACACGCTGCCGACCGCCGATCGGCCGCTCTCCGGTCTCGCCACATACAGCCGCAGCCGCTGGGCAGTCTTCCCGCATTCCAAGCTCGCGCTCGAAAGCATCCCGTCGACCGATCCGGGCGTTCAAGCCTATCAGATCATGACCTCCGGCGCCGTCACGCGCCCCAAGGTGATCGCCCGGAAAGCCGGCTCAAAGTCGATCTTTCACCATGTCATCGGCGCGACGCTGGTCGAGTTCGACGAAGATGGCGATGTCTTCTGCCGGCAGCTCAACGCCAGCGAGGATGGAAGTTTCTACGACCTCAACATCTTCGTGCATGACGGCCTGGTCGAGACCGGTCACACGGTCAAGGCGATCGTCTTCGGCGACCTGCATCACGCCAAGCTCGACCCGGCGAACGCGCGCGGCAACTTCGGTCTCGACGTTCGTACGAACAAGCACATCTGGAATCAGTCGATCCTCGACGTTCTGAAGCCGGAGACGATCTTCATTCATGACGGGCACGATCAGGAGATCGGCAACCATCACAGGGCAGACGACGGCCATGCCGCCTATGAGCTGGCGGTGCGCGGCCGCTCGTCGGTTCAGACGGAGGTCGAGAACCTCGGCGCCTTCTACGCCGCGCTCAAACGACCCGGTCTCAAGATCGTCAACGTCGAATCGAATCACGATCTCGCCCTCAATCGCTACATCAAAGAGGGGCGCTATCGGAATGACGGCATCAATCTTTCATTCGGTCTAAAACTCGAGGCGGCGATGGCGAACAATCGCTATCGAGTCGCCAAGGCGCTCGACGCCTACAAGGAGCCAGAACGGTTCGCGCTGCTCGAATACGCCCTGCGCGATCTGATGGGCAAGAGCGTCGACCACGTCGAGTGGGCCTATGACGGCTATTCCTACCTGATTGGCGGGATCGAGTGCGGTCATCACGGCTTTCGTGGGTCGAACGGCACCCGCGCGACCATGATGGGCTACGCGAAGATGGGTCGGAAAATGTCTGTCGGCGATAAGCACTCGCCCTCGATTAACGACGGCGTCTATGGCGCCGGCGGGATGAATTTGCATCACGGCTACAATCTTGGCCCGTCGAGCTGGGCTACGGCCGACATCATTCACTACCCGAACGACAAGCGCAGCCTCGTGACTTTCCAGAAGGGAAAATGGCGAGCTTGAATATCAATCAGTTTTGACTTACTCTGGGGTTTCTCTAGGACCATGGGCAGATGACGAGCGTTATCCTTCAAGTTGTCGGCTCTACCGGCCCGATCGGCGTCACCGGCCCCACCGGCCCCGCGGGCGGCTCGACAAACTGGCGTGATGTCTGGCTCACCGCCACCGCTTATCTCCTCAACGACGCAGTCTCGCTCGACGGCTCGAGTTACATCTGCACCGCTGCACACACTTCGGGTTCTACGACGCAGCCCGGCGTCGGCGCAAGCTGGACGACGAAGTGGAGTCTTCTCGCTTCGACTGGCGCTTCCGGCGCAAGTGGTCCCACAGGACCTGTTGGACCCACGGGCTCCGTCGGCCCGACCGGCGCTCAAGGTACGACAGGCCCAACCGGCGTCATGGGCGCTTCCGGCGCCAGCGGTTCGACCGGTCCTTCGGGAGCGAGCGGCCCCGCGGGTGTCACCGGTCCCGCCGGCGTCACTGGCCCGGTCATCGATTGGCGCTCAGACTGGCTCACGGACACCGTCTACGCGATCAACGCCGCCGTCTCAAACGGCGGCTCCAGCTACTACTGCAAGCTTGGGAACACGTCGAGTTCGACGACTGAACCCGGCGTTGGCGCAAGCTGGACGACTTACTGGTCGCTCATGGCGCAGCAAGGCGCCACGGGTGCAATCGGCCCGACTGGCGCCGAAGGCCCCACGGGACCTGTCGGTGTCACTGGACCTGTCGGCGTTACAGGCGCCGTAGGCGCGACGGGCACGACGGGTCTCACTGGTCCCACCGGACCCGGCGCATCCGGAGCAACCGGCCC